CAGGGTTTTACCAACAAAGCTTCCATGCTCTTCAGGATATTTTTTCAACCCACAAGCTTTAGTAAGCCTAGTGAAATGTTCTGTGCTTATACGTTTATGTTCTTCGTTAGTAGCCCACAAGTTATACCACTCATTGTGATCCTTATATTTACCACCGTCTATTTGAAACGTTACCTTTAAAGTCCAGTTACCAGCTTTTGATTTGTGCTTATCAGTAGCTATAATTTTAGCGTTATGTTCGCCCTCTGGAGCAAGTGGGACGCCCGTAGGCATCTCACTTAAGTTATCAAAAAATTCTACATCACCGAAATCAGACATTAGTTTCTCCCATATCGTAAGTTAATGAAAACCCTAACTTTTCAATTAGGGTCGTAATATCAGGCTTTTCAAAGTTTTCTAGTTTACCACTTCTATCTTTCGCCTTATAGCCTTGTGAATGAACAGTTTGCAACCATCTGTGTAAAACAGTTTTACCTTCATCATCTTGGCTATCAATAACTCTAAGTGCTAATACTTCATCAAAAAAGTATGTTATTGATTCGCCTAGTTTAGTACCAACCATTTTAGGTGCATGTTTTAGTATGCCATCATCATTGACTACATCTTCTTTGCACAAAAATAAGACGTGCATATGTAAATCTCTAAAAGCACGCATGAGATTTGTTACAGATTCCTGGACATTACCGTATGCCATTCTTGGATCTTTACTACGAGATTTCTCCCATGTAAGCAAGATCTCACTTATTTCAGATACTGAATCTAAAACTACAGTGTCATATTGTAACTTGCCAGATTTTAAAGCGTCATGAAGTTCCATAACTTCTGCTGCTTCTTTTACTTCGATAGCATCAACGTTGTCTGCATCTTTGATAGATAACAGTCCAGCTTCAGCACTTATCACAAGCACCTTACCTGGGCACGTCTTTGCCAGTGTTGTCTTTCCAGAACCAGCCATACCATACACCAAGATCTTTGCACCTTGGCTTTGTACCAACTGACTCGGAGATACGATTCTACTTGTTAACGTCATTTTTTTCTCCTCTTAAATTAAAATTAACTTGCACATTATATACTTAATCGTTACCATATGTAAAATTAAATTTACAAATAAATTTATATGGAGAGTTTATGGAAAATCAAAACCAAGAAAATACTTTGTGGCAAGCAAATTATTATTTTAGAACAAAGACATTAGCAACAAAAAAATTAAAAGAATTTGAAACACTTGGTGTTAAACCAAATCATACAAATAGAAAAGTAAAACCATATTCATTAAAAGAATACATAGAATTTTTGGGACAAAGAGAAGCTGCCGAAAAGTTTGGGTGTTCTGAAGCATCCTGTAAAGCATGGCGTTATGGTTATAGACAACCTACGATCAATCAAGCTAAACAAATCATCAAAGCTACAGACGGCAGATTGGATTTTGAATCTATATATGGGCCTGTATCAGAGATATTAGTAACAGAAGCTTAGTGTGTTTCAGCTCAATATTACTGAGGACGACACATCCTTAGAGCAAGCACTTGCCTACTATGACGAAGGTTATAATGTCGTTCCTTTACAAAGATCTAATAAAAAGCCACCACCTTTTTTAAAAGGTTGGGAGCAATACAAAGAGGAAAGACCTCCTAGAACCCTTGTAGAATCATGGTTTAAGGACAGGGACAACCTTGTTGTGGCTCTCGTATGTGGATCATTTATTGTTGTAGATGCAGACTCGCCAGAGGCTATGGACTGGGTAGAAAAGAATCTACCTGCATGTCCTTTCAAAGTTATTACAGGTAAAGGTATGCATTACTATTATAACAACCCACAAAACTATACTACCTTTGCTACAAGAAGAACTGCTGAAACACCAATAGAAAGACTTATAGATATTAGAGGTGTAGGTGGTTTAATTATTGCACCCTGGAGCAGACACGCTAACGGTCAAATATACAAACCAATAACCTTTCCTGATTGGAAGATACACGATCATAATGACTTACCAGACTTTACTGAAGTTGAGTTTACAAAAATAACTGGTGTACCTAAAACAGAATCAAGCGTACAGACAGCACCATTCTCATTAGAGGGTGTGCACGAAGGTTCAAGAAACGATGGAGCAGCTAGGATTGCAGGCTATCTTATCTCTAAAAATGTAAACCTACAATTTGTAAAAATATTTTTGCATAATTGGAACAAACAAAATACTCCACCACTACCACAAGCAGAGATAGATGGCGTAGTAGAAAGTGTTAAGAGCACGCACGACAGAAAGAATCAGATAGCACCTTTATTTATACAAGCCTCAGAAACCATACAAAAACCAAAAGATCTATTTAATCCACCAGGCTTGCTCAAAGACATGTTTAAGTTTTGTGAAGAGATAGCACAAGTGCCACAGCCAGAACTATCTTTAATCGGTGCATTATCTTTAGCTAGTGTTAGCTGTGGTCGTATATATAGAACCAATATGAATAACTTTTCATCGATGTATTTCATGGGTATCGCTAAGTCTGGTCAAGGTAAAGAAAATATCAAGACATTTGTAGAGTCAGTCCTCAACGCTAGTGATCATGAGAAGTTAGTTGTTGGAGATGGCTATACATCAAGTGGTGCTGTTCACTCTGTATTAAAAATGAGACCTACACAAATAACCATCATGGATGAGTTTGGTAAAAGATTAGAAGCCATAGGCAACTCACAAAACACAAATAGAGAAGATGGTATTCAAACACTTATGGAAGCATGGGGAAGGTGTCATGGTACTTTGAGACCAGATAATTATTCGCTTATGAATGTCCAGGAACAATACAAAGAGATGATGATGAGTCGTGTAACACATAAACCAGCTATAACCCTTGTAGGCTTGTCAGTGCCTAAGAACTTTTACAAGGCACTTAATAGCGGTCGTATAGCAGATGGTTTTCTTAATAGGTTTGTAGTTGTTGAATCAAAAGAACCAAGAAGGGTAGGCGAACTTAGAAGATTTAAAGAGCCACCTACATCAATAGTGAACTGGATCAACTATATTAGAAGGCAAAGAGGTAATATGGATGATGTTGCACGTGACAACGCAGAGATAGATCTTAGCCAGATAGTATTAAACTTTGATAGAGAATCAGAAGAAATACTGCAAGATTTCGCAAGAGAGATCGTAAAACGACAAGATATACTAGAAAAAGACAACCTAGAGCCTCTTCTAAGCCGTTCTAAGGAAAAAGCTATGCGTTTGTCATTACTTTGTACTCTGGCTTCTAATGCGGACGCTAGAGCGATTACAGGCGATATTACACAATGGGCTGTAGATTTTATTAGGTATTACGATTTATTGTTCATAGAAGCTTGTAGAGATAAGGTAGCAAGTAGTGCCATGGAATCTAAGATTAAACAGGTTTTATCGTTTATAAGATCTAGGAATGGCGAGGGTATCTCCAAACGTGAAGTAGACAGGCACGAGCTCTTTCGTAGTATGAAGTCTTATGAAGTAAAAGAGATTATAGAAAGGCTTATGAACGCAGGTGAAATACAAGAGGTAGAAATAAAGGTAGGTGGTAAAGGCAGACCAGCTAAAAGGTTCGTAGCTGTCGATCCTACTTTCTTTGAAGAATGAGATTACAAGTAGTGCCAATGACTATTCGTGATGCTAACGACTTTGTAGATAATTTTCATAGACATAATAAACCAGTTAGAGGTGCAAAGTTTGCAATAGGTGCTTCTTATGATGATCAGCTTGTAGGTGTAGCCATAGTAGGAAGACCCATATCAAGAAATTTAGATGATGGTTTTACAGCAGAGGCCGTAAGAGTGTGCACAAATGATACGTCACCAAATAATACTAATTCTTTTTTGTATGCTAGATGTTGGAGAATATGGCAACAAATGGGTGGTAAAAGGATGATCACATACACATTACAGTCAGAGTCTGGATCTAGCTTGAAAGCTGCTGGCTATAAAATCATAGGAGAAACTTCTACAGATAAAAACCATAAGGGATGGACTACAAGACCAGGCAGAGAATGGCAACCAGTTACAGGTCAGGCAAAGTTTAAGTGGGAAAAAAGCTAAACTACAGGTCTTCCTGCAATACGTTCAGCAAAGTCCAGACGTTCTGGCGATAAGGGATCTACAGATGCTTGTGTAGTATCAACTTGGGGTAATGGGGGCGGTATGTTAATAGGCTTTGTAACATCAATAATTCTTTGTCTTATATTATCTATTATGCCAGTGCTTTCTTCTACACCAGTATCTATATCTTCATCTGTTAATCCTATAGCCTCCGCACCAGCTTCAAATCCTCTATCAACTAAACCAGCAGTTTCAGAAGCAAAAGGTATAAATTCACCGTCAACATATCTTAAACCAGCTTGTCTAGCTGCATTTATCATTAATCTAAACGCTTGTGATACTGAACCTGGATCAGTTTTGGACATTAAACTTACAAAAGCTCTGTTAGAAAACAAAGACCTAGCTATAGCTAAACTGGTTAACAAAGGTAGACTTGCAAGTGGATTAAATACTATTGTTGCTGCTATACCCGCTGCTACCAAACCACCAGCACCACCGCTTCTGCCTTTTTCTCCGACAGTAAAAGCATCAATTTGTTTGTGAAATTGACGCAAATCTTGTGTGATTTCTTTACCAAACATAGCTTCAAGTGTTTCATCGCCATAAGAATCTAAAGCTGTTTTTAAGTTTTGATGTTTAAATACATCATTAATTTTACCTTTACCGTTAAAATCAATTGCTTTGGCTAACAGTTTTTGCATGCTAGCTTGTTGAATACTGTTAAAGACTTCTGGGCTAACTGTTTCTTTAACCGTGTTAATATTTGCAAATGCACCAGGTCTAAATATGCTATTAACTGTTTCCTCTATGCCAACATCAGGTAATCTAGCGATAGCTCTGTTAGCTTCAAATTTAAGTTTTTCATCAGAAGCTTTTGCTAATTGTTCTAATCCTGCAATAAATCTTTTACCTTGCTCATTTGCATTTAAACCTCTACTTGCATTTTCAACAGTAAATTTATTTACCAAGTTTTTGATTGCTAAAGGTTTTAATCTAGGACTTATTTGGTTTATTTGTTTTATAGTATCTATTACCAACCTACCACTTGATTGTTTTGTTAAAGGATCTCTAAAGAGCTCATCAAATTTACCTAGATTTTCTCTATCAAACCTTAACATCTGTCTTGCAAACTCAGTAAAATTAATATCTGTTAAGCCATCA